GGCGCGAAATAAACGGGGTCACCAGGCAGGCGCGGGACTCCTTCAAAATCGTGTGGGCTGGCTTATTCAGCGGCCGTGGCTTCGCCTGATACTCTGATCCTCCGGTGCCGACGATGAACGGTGCAATCTGCGGCTCTACGATCGCATAGCCATGGGTTTTGGTAATCGTCTGTAGTGGCTCTGTTAGCGCCTGTCCACGGAAACAGTCATAGGTGGTTTTAGAACTGGTGTGGTTGCACTTCACAATGAACGGCGCTGGGTTATTCAAGACGAAGCGCTGAATACCACGTGCAATGCGGCGCATCGTATTATCAGCCAGTGGTTTCTTGCGATCGAAAATGCTGGGACAATCCAGCGACCAGTCAATGCACTCTGCAGCGGTGCGCCAAGGCGCCAGATGTCCGGCCTGCACTGCCAGCGATTTCGGATCGGCGTGGGTAGCTTCCGGCCAGGCAATCGCCATAGCGTCGCAGCGCATGACCATAAAGAAGCGTTTGCGGATCGTCGGTGCGCCAAAGTCGCAAGCACGCAGCTCGCGATGCTCCACGGCATATCCAAGCCCTTTTATAAGTTGCGCGGCTGCGGTGCCGTGCCGGTCAATCTGCAGGGATTCACACACCTCATCCAGCGCCGGGTGATCGACGGCAACACCGGTGCTGAGCATGCCAACGAAGGCCGCAAAGGTTTCGCCGGCGCGCTGCGGGTCCGGGCGTTCTTCTTCCACCAGCAGCGGCCCCCAAGTTTTAAACTCCTCAACGTTCTCTAACATCATTACGCGAGGTCGAACAGCAAGCGCCCAGCGAATTACGACCCACGCCAAACCACGGATTTCTTTTTTTACCGGCGTACTACCCTTTGCCTTACTGAAATGGCGGCAGTCTGGAGAAAACCACGCAAGGCCTACGGGCGCACCCGCAGTAGCTGTGACGGGGTCGATATCGAACACGGACTCACAGTAATGCAAAGTGTCCGGGTGATTTATGGTGTGCATAGCTATCGCGTTTTGGTCATGATTGATAGCTATATCAACGCTACGGCCAGTAGCCATTTCTATACCAGTGCTGGCGCCACCTCCGCCTGCAAAGTTATCTACGATAATTTCTCTCATGCCTGTGCCTCCATGCTTACAACCATCTCAGAAACAATAAGTTGAATGTCTTCTACAGAAGTTTTTTCCAGCAACTTACGGTTTATTTCTGTTTTAACTTTCTGAACCATTTCCGATGAAAGCTCTTTGCCATCCAATAACTGGCTGCACAATTGGTTAACCTCCGCTGGCCAGACAGCATTTCCAGCGTTGGGCAACAGCATGTTTTTTTCATAATGACTTTCCGCGATCGTCGATGGCTGAGATGCGCCGGCGGGAATGAAGGAGCGGTACTCTTCCAATATTGCAACTACTTCAAAAGCCACTGAATCATTAATGTAGAGGCAGTTAACATCTTCGCTTTGAACGTATTCGGCTTTTTGCAGAAGCTCTAACAATCGACGCGCTCGCGTTGCGCTGAATTGCGGCATTGCAGCTGTGCGGGTCAGTTTCTTCTTGCCACTGGCCTTGGCCTTTGCCAGCCCCTGAGCTGCAATAGTCCCGGCTTTGGTTCCATGTTCGCGGGAGAGTGCAACGGCTGTAGTGGCGGCGACCTCGTTACGCTTCACCATGCCAATCAGCTCATCGCCAGCCGCCAGCAAAGCGAGGTGCTGATCGATGTCTGACGGAGAGCGTTTAACTTTTTTCGCGATTTCTGCCGGTTCCCAGCCCTGATTTTTCAGGCGCTGATATGCTGCAGCGCGTTCCAGCGGCTCCAGTGGGCGGCCCTGACTGCTCGTTACCATGAAGGCGATGCGCTCGGCTTCGTTGCCTACGAAATCTTTGCACTCCAGGCGGATTTCATGGCCTGCTTCCTGCGCCAGCTTCGCGCCATGCCAGCGGTGGTGACCGTCGATAACTTTCACGCCCTGCTCTGTAACCTGAACTGTCAGAGGTGGAACATTCTCACCGGCAATGTAAGCATCGCGGAATTCTTCGACGTGGACAGGATCGATATCGCGGACGTTATAGCCCGGTTCGATGTACAGCTCATCAACGCCCAGCAGGTAGGTTTTGCGCACCGTGATGTTGGTATTGCTGTCTTCTTTGTTTTTGTAGACCTGGAGTAAATTGCTCATGCTGTTTTCAACTCCCATATCAGGGCAATAACTAAACCGGTAATCATCAGGGCAGCCAGACGGATGCCACGGTAGTAATCTTCGTTGCGCCAGTAGTGCGCTTTGATGGCCGCTTTCATCGCTTTCTCCTCGCCTTCTCTGGGAAGTCAGGCTCAGGCTTTGGCAGCCGCCAGTTAGCCATGCTGATGCAGTGCTTACGGCAAGTGATGGCCTTTTCACGCAGTCCGGGATTTTTCGTACAGTCGAATGCGCGCAACCAGGTATCTGCCGCCTTGTTCCACCAGTTTTTGTCCTGATACCGGTACGCCTTGTCGCTCAACTCCACGAACGATGCATCCTCAGCAGCATTAGGGACAGATGTGAAATAACGGGTGTACTCGTCTCGCCATACCTCACCAGTCGCTGCAAGCCTTTGCAGGGTGAAGCTCACCGTGCTTCTGGTTCTGCCAATGGCTTGAGATATTTGCGCCGGTGTCTGGCCTTCGTGAGTAATCAGGTGTGTAAGAATCAGCGTTTCAGTGTTCATCGTTACCCCCGGAAGCCATCAGGAATCTGATAATCCATGCTTGCCACCTGCGTGGTGTCGCGCTGCCACTTGCCTTTGATGCATGGCGGGCGGCCAGCGCGATCCCATGCCTGAGCCGATCCAAGGTATGCGGGAAATTTACCCTGCCGAAAGATTGTTTCCGGGCGAACGTAGTCGCGCATCTTGGCATCATCAGCCCATTTGGCAATGGTGTAGTCCACGGCGAGAATCAGCTCTTCGGCTGTAAAATCTTCCGACAGACGTCCACGAATTGGCCCGAGTGATGAGCGAGATTTCTGGTAGCGCAGGCCTGCAGCCCGATTCAGATGATCAAGAACCTTGAACTCATCCTGCTCATCGTCGGGTTTCGCAGAAACCGGACAAGAGTCTTTACCTGTAATCTCTGTAGTAATCTCTGTTGTATTCTCTGTAAGACGAGTGCAATTTGCCCCCATCGATGGGTTTAATTTGCCCTCATCGATAGGTGCAACTTGCCCTTCTCGATGAGTGCAATTTGCTTTATTCGATGAGTGCAATTTGCCCTCATCGGTCAACAGTGGGTTTGCGTGGTTAATTGCATAAAAATTAGTCCGATCATGCTGCGTCTTTTTTAACTGCTCGACGTAGATAAGCCCGCTCTTTTTCAGCGAAGTCAGAGCGCGTTTAACCGTATCTGATGACCACCATGGAAATTGCTCATTCCAGTCTTCAATGGTGTTGTAAACCCAGCGACGGCCATCATGTTCAACACCCGATGCGGTGTCTTCCAGCCAGTAGCAAATCTGCTGAAGCACGATCGCTTCGTTCAGGCCAATGCGGCAAGCAAGAACAGGGCTAACCACCAGCGGCTTTACCTTCAGAAGTAGACTCATGTGGTGCCTCTATTTCCTTGAAGTCGCGAAGGAACATATCGAGGGGGCTGAAGCACTCACCATGTTCGTAATCGGTGCGAAGGTAGATGACCCGGCCAGATTCTGGCTCCCAGCGGATGACGCGAACGGGAATACCTCGCTTGTCAGTGAACCATCGGTCAAGTGTTCGCATGGATTAACCCCTGCTGGCTCGATCATGTCACCCACAGTCGCGTGACGATTGGTGTGGTTGAGTGGAACCCATACACCGTTTACCATCTGCACATACCGATACACATCGGAACGGCCATACAGCGGAAGGCACCGCAATTGCGGAGTTGATGATTGTCTGGTTAAATTACTCATGCTGATTTATCTCCACGTTCTCCACGCTGGATATTGATCGCGACAGAACGCTCTGGGCTGCAACCCGGGGCGTTCGACTTTTCTGGCTGGCAGAAAGTGCGATAAAGTAATGTCAGGTGCTGTTGCCACTTGGCCATAACCTGATAGCTGTTCTCTTCAATCCGCTCACGTTCTGACGTATCAATTTCTCCGTCAGCGGTGGCCTCACGAAGATAAGCTGTGTGCTTGCCAATCCATTCAATGGTTTCCATCAGTCGATCATTGATATCGGCGTTATCGACCTCATCAAGGTCCACCAGCGGAACGTTTACGCTATTGCTGTTTCGAGATACGGCGTCAGCAATGTACTTAGTGCCGCTAGCCTGCTGCAGCAGCATTGCCCAACCCATTGGGAACATCTGATCACCATCAATACGCAGACGGTTAAACAGCATGTTTTCGGATACGCCCAACCAATCAGCTGCGCCAGCGTAACCGCCAGGCATCTCAGTGATGGTTTTCTTGATAGCCGCCACCAACCAAGATGGTTGCTTCTCAATTTGTGACTCTGGTTTACCCACGGTAAAACCCCTTAAGCTGTGGTTAAAATTACAAATTTCGGGATGTAGACTTCAGAGGAATCTTTCGATTTCCCGGAAAAGGCTTCAGCTCTTCTGCTGAAACTTTGCCGTTTTCAAAAATGGTTACGATGATGTTTCTCCCTGAGGAGAGAGCTTTGCTAATCGCGCTTTGACGAACCATGAAAACCTCAGCGCTCTTTTCTTGCCCATTGCGCGCGACAAATTCAGAAAGCGGTATTTTTTCCATTTGAATCTCCTAAGTGATAACCAATTATCACCAATAGTAATTATTAAGTCAACACCATCGGTGATTGGATAATATTCCCTGCGGTTATAAAATTGGCATATGAAAAAGAAGCCCTTAACACCAGAGCAAATCGCTGATGCCAGCAGGCTAAAGGCGATTTTTGAAAGTAAGAAAAAAGAACTTGGATGGTCTCAGGAGACCTTAGCCGAGCATATTGGCATGGGCCAAAGCGGCATAGCTCAGCTATTAAATGGCGCCAATGCTATTGGTCCAAGTCATGCTGCAAAGTTAGCCAAGGCTCTAAAGGTCGCAATAGACGAATTTAGCCCGACAATCGCAGCAGAAATCAGGGAGATGAATGAGTCTCTACTAGGGGTAGATACAAATAAAACTCATTATGAATACCCTCTTTTTACCTATGTCCAAGCTGGTGATTTCTCTGAAGTTGGAACCTACACAGCCAGAGATGCCAGGTCATTTGTTCCCACTACACTCAAAGCCAGTGATAAAGCTTTTTGGCTTGAGGTTAAGGGTCACTCTATGACAGCACCACAAGGCGTTAGGCCTAGCTTCCCCGAAGGAATGCTGATTCTCGTTGATCCTGAAGAGCATGTTGATACGGGTGATTTCTGCGTTGCATCCGCGAACGGTGATAGTGAAGTGACTTTCAAGAAGTATGAGAAAGATGCCGGAGTAAGCTATCTGGTGCCTCTCAATCCTGCTTATAGGACGCTGGATTGCGATCACAGCTGTCGCATTATCGGTAAGGTAGTCAAGGCTCAGTGGCCGGAAGAGACGTTTGGGTGATAAGGAGTAACTTATGGAAAAGAAGTATGAAGGTTTATCAGCAGTGGCAAAGAAGGTTACCGTTGATGACCTTGGCGATTACATGCTAAGCGTAAAGAACAATAAAAATGGCATTTTCTGTTACATCTGTGGCGGCAACAATTGGGATCTGCACAGAAATCCAGATGATAAGGAGAAGCCAGTAATCTTGACCTTTCCCATCCCAGACCGTGATGGGGTAGGAGTATGGTCGTTTTACATGATGTGCACTAACTGCGGGGGTATGCATTTTATCAACGCAAATAAAGTTGCAACATGGTGGGAAACTAAAAACAAATGATAACCCCGTGTTTTGATGACAACATTTTTAGTGCTGAATCTAAGCCGAAAGTTCGGTCTAGCGATGTGGTTGCTGGTATAATTGAAAACCATAACGGCAGCACCATGTTCGTTGCTGAAACAGTAACTATTGATTTGGAGGAGGAAGCTATGAATTTAGAGCCAAACAGCCCTCTGACATTCAAGGGCGCACTTAAGATAGCGGGCGGAGCATTGCTCATAATTGGGTCTGTGATGTGGGCGGCATACACCCAGATTCAAGGACAAATAACCGATCTTCGAGGTGAAATATCTACTCTACGCACATCCAACCATGATGATTTCAACCGTGTAGCAGATAAACTTGATGATATAGGCAAAACGCTGACAACTATCCAGGTCGACCAAGCCACCCAAA